GAAAAACGTATGGATATAACAGAAAAAAAGACTGGGTATCTGGAAGTCAAATTGTTGAAGGAACCGGCATTCAAAAATCTCATGTGTCGAGAACAAAAAAAGAACTTATCCTCCGAAACATGGTTACCTGTACAGGTAACTTTATAGGGATTCAAAAAGACTATTCAGTGTGGTGCGAGTTACCTAACCAGGTAACAGTTACCAATTCAGGTAACAAAGTTACCAATCTAGGACACGAGTTACCTAACCAGGACACAAAGTTACCTGTACAGGGGCACACAAAAGAAACTAACAAAAGAAAGTATACAAAAGAAAGTATATCAACTCACATTGAAAAGAACATAAGAGAACCGGTATCAGAAGTTCAGCGCGTTGTTGTCTTTTTAGAGAAAACACTCCAAACAAAGATTGTCAATTTTCCAAAACAAGCAAAAGCATGGAAAGCTATGTCTTCTGCTGGATATACTGAACAACACATGTGTGCGGCAATTCTTTCCATGTGGAATGAAGACTATTGGAAAGAAAGGGGGTTTGATCTTATGACTGTTTCCAACCAGATACCTAAAATAGCGGCGGCGGCGAAAGACCAGAACCAAAAAGAACGAGCGCAACAATACAAAAAAACATACAAGGAGGCACATGCAATGGACGTATGAGTTACAACAAGCATTAGAGAGTGAAGAAAAAAGGATTCTTCAACAATATCACGACTATATGCGGTTGAGTGATCGTGATAAAGAAACACTCCATACTCAGTGGAGCGAGTATTTCAAAGAGGTATTTACAGAAAGTCCGTATGTAAAAATATACAAAAGAACTCGAGCATATACACAATGTTCTGGAGTCGCTCTTATTGAGGCAATAACTCAAGTGTCTGAAGATCTTGGGGAATTACGGAATACATATACAAACATACGAAAACCCTCATCAGAAGATCCGCAATTTCTTATTGTAAAATATGGGCAAATTATGCACATGAGGAATTTGAAAAACTTTTTTGAAGAAAAGAAACAGGGGAAGAAAGAGGGAGTATTGGTGAAAAACGTTCGATCTGCGTTCGGGATATAGGGATATGGTATACTCTCCCCATGAACGCATTTGTTATTGAAGACCGCCCATGCAAGCGGTGTAAGCATGTGACTCCTCTCAAAAAACAACAGCAGTATTGTTCGGAATGTGTGATGTTAAACCACAGAGATCGGAATACAAAAAGGAAGAGATGAAAACGGCAATTATTGATCTTTATGGGCATACGATAAAAATCATTGATTGGGATCATCTCAGACTTGTTGATTTGGTGTGGTTAATTAAGAATAGAAAACACCTTCCCGGGATTATAAAGGAATTATGAAAAACCCTGTAGGAAGACCATCAAAGTACCAAGAATCATTTGTTGAAGAAGTAGATAGATATTTAGAAACGACAGGAAAAGAAGCCTGTGAACTTCCCACAAAACAAGGATTTGCCCTATGGATCAGTGTTGATGATGACACACTTGATAATTGGGCGAAAGAACATAGAGAATTTTTCGGTGCTTTGAAGAAACTCATGCAACGGCAAGCTACTCAGTTAGTTAATGATGGCATCTATGGTGGTAAGGAAGTGAACGCAACAATTGTTAAACTTCTTCTCCAAAATAACCACGGAATGAAGGAGCGGACAGACACAACAACGAATGATAAAGATCTCCAGCCCTATCCCATTTTGGGTGGAAAGAGCCAACATGTTCAAAGAGACCACCGCGACCAAGAAGATTCTTCAGCTTCATAAGCGCCTTCGGGGAGTGGCTGGTGGAACTGCTGGAAGTAAAACTGTGTCTATTTTGTTGTGGTTGATTGATTACGCTCAATCACACAAAGATCATATTCTTTCTGTTGTCTCAGAATCGTTTCCTCACCTCAAACGGGGAGCTATTCGTGACTTTATGAACATTATGGAGTCTCACCAGTATTTCAAAGATGATCGGTGGAATCGAACAGATTATATTTATACGTTTGAAACAGGAAGTAAGATTGAGTTTTTTTCAGCAGATCAACCTGGAAAGGTTCGTGGTCCCAGAAGAGATGTCTTGTTTATTAACGAAGCGAATAATATTTCCTATGAAACATTTACCCAGTTAGAAATTCGCACGAAAAAGATTGTGTGGCTCGACTGGAATCCTGTTTCGGAGTTTTGGTGGTACACAGAGATTGTTCCAACAATGGAACATGATTTCATTACGTTAACCTACAAAGACAACGAGGCGCTTGACCCGTCTATTGTGTCTGCGATTGAAGCACGCAAGGGGAATCTGTCATGGTGGAGAGTTTATGGGCTTGGACTATTGGGAGAGGTTGAGGGGAGGATTTATACGGGGTGGCAGGTTCTTGACGAGATCCCCCACGAAGCACGACTCGTTCGCTATGGACTTGATTTTGGGTACTCGAACGATCCTACGGCTATTGTTGCTCTCTACCAGTACAACGGGGGAATTATTGTCGATCAAATTATGTATAAAACACATCTTTTGAACTCTGATATTGCTGGAGTGTTCAAAAACGCCTCACAAGCACTCGTGATTGCTGATAGCGCAGAACCGAAGAGTATTGACGAAATTATGGCATCAGGGATCTCAATTTTGCCATCTCAAAAGGGACCCGGGTCTGTGCTTCAAGGAATACAAAAAGTCCAAGATCAAAAAATATCCGTGACGAAACGAAGTGTTGATATTCTCCGAGAATATAGAAATTATTTATGGGAAACAAATAAAGAAGGAAAAATGATCAACGAGCCATCTCCTATTCTTGATCACACGCTCTCAGCTATTCGGTATGCGATAGAGAGTCTTCATCCTCCACAACCAAAGTATGTTGTTCCGGCATCAGATATTAGCTTAAAAGATTGGAGAATATGAACAGCTTGCCCTCGGCGGAACAAGTCAATCTCGATCAGTATTACAATGTGTTGAGAAAACTTGATCCAGAACTTTATTTGATTAAAATTGCACTCCATGAGACTGGATTAAATCCTATGATTATTCCTAAAATTATCAGATCTCTTGGGAATTTATCGTTTGGTACGGGATATGGTCGAGTGAGAATACACATGCAGGCGAGGGTGATTACGAACATTGTGGGAGAAGAGCGTTCTGAAGTAAACGAAGACGCCATTGTTGACAATTGACTTTTGTGTAGTCTAGTGGTTCAATATACCAAACAGCCAGAAGCCTCATAAAGCAACGGCGGAAACATATTGATTTATGTCCCGCTGTTTTTGTTGTTTATAAAGGTTCGTATATGCCAGAAATTGAAGCATCCGGAACTCAAGAAGAACAACTCCTCTTTCGAGACGTTGATCGTCATTATCGCCTCGCAAAAGAAGATCTTGAAATTCGCACCGTAGACTTTGATAAAAAAGACATTCTTTTCCGTTCTCATATTGAAGAAAGCAAGTGGCCATATCGATCCATGGTCTTTGATCCTCGTATTTTTACCGCACTCTTTGAAAAGACCTCCCGCACGTTTGCGAACAAGCCAAGGGGGAGGATGCTTCCTCGTGAGGGCGGAGACGTTCTTAAGGCCACGATTAACAATGAGATTCTTAATTTTCAGTGGGATGATAATGAACGCGCAGATAACATGACTATGCTTGCCAAGTGGGCGGCGATGGATTTAAACACAAGAAAATATGGAGCGTCATTTGGGTTGTGCAAATGGAAATACACCAGAAAAACAAAAAAGAGTGAGGTGGATGGAAAAACGATTGGAAAGAAGGTGGTGTGGTTTGATGGTCCAAACTTTGAACCATTAAACAACAGAGACTGTCTTCCGAATCCTATTTACCCAACGATTAAGAACTGGTTTCAGGTTCGCGCATATCCCACATTCCAAGAACTCAAAGACACCAATGATACTGCTCGAAGTAAGCCTATCTACAAAAATCTTGACATTCTCCAACAGTCTATGGCAAAAGACACACTGGGAGAGGGGGGTGATGGACACTCGGGAAACTACATCATTAAGAACAAAACGATTAAGGGTCTGACCGATTACATGGGTCGAGATCCGGTGTTTAAGACGCTTGAAGTTATTACAGAATACCGTGAAGACCGATGGATTACCTTTGCTCCGAAGTATGGAGTGATACTTCGAGACATTCCAAACCCCTACGATCACGGACAGATCCCGATTGTGATGTTGAAGTACTACCCTGTTGATGATGATTTGTATGGGTTGAGTGAGATTGAGCCAGTCGAGAAGATCCAGCGAGCGATTAACGCATTGGTGTGTCAATATCTTGACGCAATAAACATGAGTTTATACGCACCCCTGAAGGTGCGTTCAGTGGGTGGAGCAGTACAAATGCACACGCTTGAGTTTGGTCCAGGAAAGAAATGGTTAATGAACGACCCCGCAACAGATGTACTTACCCATGATCAGAATATATCAGGAGTACAAGAGTTTACCTCGACCTATCGGTTCCTTGTTGGAGCAATGCAAGAGGCGTTAGGAGAAACGAGTGCGGCTACGTCAAATATGGTTCCTGGAGAATCTGGAAAGACTGCGACAGAAATTAAAGACTTAGCAGGATCACGGAGTTCTCGAGACAACTTCAATCAGATATTCCTTGGAGATGCCATGAAGAAACAAATGATGTTCTGGCATATAATGAACAAGCAATTTATGTTCTCAGACAAGGGCCAGCAACAGAAGATTATTCAAATAGCCGGAAAAGACGCTCTCCAGTTCTTCCAGAAGATAGGGTTGGATCAGTTTGGATTAACCGATGAGGCACAGCAAATGATGTCTGATCCTGATGTTGCAGAATCCTCTGTGAAGCCTTCAGACCTTGAAACGCCACTGTTTCCTGTACAAACCCCTGATGGCATAAAGCCAAAGATGGATATGGACGAAAACGGGCAGGTAGGAAGCCTTATTGTTGAGCCAGACGATCTTGCGGGGAATTACGACTACATTCCCGATGTAGGATCGATGGCTTCTAACGCTGATGAGGCAAGTATTCGCTCAAAGACGGAAGCGATTGCAATGGCAATCAACCCTCAAGCACAACAGCTTCTTATGGCAGAGGGATACCGACCAAAACTCAAAGATCTTTTAGTTGATCACTACGAGGATATTGGGTTTAAGAACGCCGATCAGTATTTTGAAAAACTACCACAAGGAGGTCTCGATGGTCAAAGTCAAGGAGGAGTCCAACCTCAGTCAGCAGGAGGAGTTGGCATACAAACAGGCGGAGCAGGTATGGCGAATGGCGGAGTCCAAGGGCTTCAAGGAGGTGTTCAAGCCCTTTCTGGTGGACAAGCTCAACCAGTCTTTTCCTGATCCATCAGCATTTAAAAAAGAAGAGGAGTTTATTTATGCAGCAAAAACATCATCAGTCTTTAAGAAAGTTATTGCAGAACTTTTGGGGTGGGTTGACAGCCAAATTGAAACCGCAAAAGTCCTTAGAAAAAAGAAAGAAAATAGTACACAAGACTCGTTCCAAATAGGACGGGAGTAAAGGAGAACTATGGGAGTACGTATTAAAAGTTACGCCTCAAACATCAATATCGCTGGTGGCGGCGAGACAACAGAGTATCGAGATGATACCCAAGATCAGCGCGAAGTGACCGTTGATGGGCAAACACACCACTTTGCACCAAATGAAGTCAAGAACTTTCTTGATGATGGTATTGGTGTAGCCGTGGGAGCATTTAAGGGTGGAGCAACGTTGATTCAACAGGATGCAGTGCCATTCGGAACAAGCAGGTCATAGGAGGAGTATGAAAAAACAGATGAAAAAAAAAGATATGATTGGAAAGTCTATGATGAAGATGAAAAAAGCGATGACGACTGAGGATATGATTAAACGCATGAAAAAAGTAAAATAATATGAAAAGAAAAGCGCCTGCGTTTTCAAAGTCAAAAGTTATAAAGATGGCAAAAGCACCAAAGATCCGTAAGGGATTCTATGGACAAGGAAAACTGAAAAAGATATTGAAGTCTATGGGAGCGATGAAATAATGGATCAATCAAAACAGGAGGAAAAACTTCCCAATCTTCCTTCAAGTGATGACGAGTTCTGGAGCGGGGCAGAGAAAGAGAAATTGACACCCAAGCCTCCGGTAACCTGTCAAAAAGGAGATCATCTTTTTCGACAAACTGGATCACGGGAAGCACGATGTATCAGTTGTCCATTAGGATATATCTTGAGTCCTGGAATGACGGTTATAGATGGACATATTTATATGGGTGAAGACGTTGTGATTTGAGGTATGGGGAATACTACGGCAATCCCCATATCCCAGCCCACAAGGTTGGATATATCCGCGATGCTCACGTTATGAGCACATAAAGGAGATCGAATGATAGACGATCACCAGGCACAACAAGTTCCTGCGGGAAAACAGGACGCACCAATGCCTAGTGCAGATCAAGTTCCAGCTACACCAGCACCGGCTCAAGAGGTCGCTCCACAAGAGACACCCTCAAGAGATCAAGGAGACAGTAGTTTGCCGGAAGATGCGTCGGAACGGACACGACAAAATTTTGAGAGAATGCGAGAGAAGGCAAGCACCTTTGAGCAAGAACTCAAAACCGAGCGTAGCCGTAGAGAATACCTTGAAAGTGTATTCAATTCGATCAATCAACCGAAACAGGAAGCGCAGGTGCCGATCTACGATCCAGAAACCGGATTATTGAACGAAAAAGTCCTGACGGATGTTCAACGCCGAACCACTGAAGCAGAGAATCGCGCACAGCGAGCAGAGGCAGCAGTTCAAGGCTACTTGAGACAGCAAGAGGAAACGGAAGCCTATACGGCTCATCCGGAACTCAAACCTGATTCAAAGCAGTTTAACAAGACGCTGCATAATTTGACACGTTCGATCTTGACGGATTCTATGTTGAATCCCCAAGAGTACAACGGGAAACAACTTTCTTTTAAGGAAGCTGCTGACCTTGCAAAGAACGTCTCAAAGCCTGTCATTGACCAAGCACGACAAGATGGGGCGAAACAAGCCCTTGAGGAATTAACGCCGAAAGAACAGGCGGCCTTAGAAGCTACTGGAACACCAAATAGACGATCAGAAGTGAATTCGTCCCTTCCCGACCTCCAACGAGGAACACGGAAAGGTGATGTGAATGCAGTTCTTGAACGACTGAAAGGAGTTCCGTGGAAATAAGGCTCACTCTCTGAGCATGGACACCTTACTCGGACACAGAGAGGACAGAGCGGAGTAGGGAGAAAGGAATTACATATTATGGCATACGGTTTAACTTAAACTAGACCGTTTAAAATAAAGCCAAATGCTGGAAAACCTTAAAGCTTGATCTACTTATGATTATGGCATATAATACATACCATATGAGAATATACATGAGTGACAACGATCAAGATGGAACAATAGGCAATCAGCAGGAAAGACTGTTCTTTGAAATAGGCTATATATTAGCAATGATTGATGGGGAAGGTTCTATTTGTATAGCACCAAAATATAAGTACAAGGGGTATAAAATATATGCTCCGAGAATAAGTATTTATAATAATAATCCACACATCATTCAACGCACGATAAACGCTTTGAAGTATTTAAAAGCAGATTTCTCAATCTACACACCAAGAGATTATCATGGTGAAGACTCT